GTTGCCGGCAGGCTTCTTACGGTTGCCCTTCTGGTAACCATGGCCCCGAATATTGTCATTCCGGGTATCAGTCTGGCGGGTGCGGATACGGCTGATGGGGCTCTTGTGAACCTTCTGCATGACAACAGTGACCCAGCCCTGGTCACGGGTAACCCGCTCAGGAGCACCCGGGCGCAGATCCTTAAACTCAGGGAACAGGGTCTCGATGTTGTCGATACCATGCTTGAGCTCATTCTGCTCGGCATAGATGTTCAGGGCAGTCTGGAGGCTGCCCACGCTGTTGGTCTTGGCCAGATCAAGAATAGCCTTGCGATCGGAGTGGCTCAGAACGTTGTCCTGGGTCTCTTCCTGCTCGAAAACATTGTGTTTCATGGTCTTGTTTCCTCCCTTGGTGTTATCAGATTTCTTATCGGGATCATCCTCGTCATCCTCGCTGCCCTCGGAAGAGTCCAGCTCCTCCATGGCAGCGCCGATCAGGGCATACATGACCGTCTTTTGCTCCTCGGTCATGCTGTCCACGACATCCTGAACGGTCTTCTCGTCCTTGGACTTNGGGAAATAGGCTCGTAAGCGGACAGGATCATCTCCTGCTCACCGCCTTCCCCATGAGCCATGTCCACGAAGTCAATGAAGGCGCCGGGATTCGCACCGGCCACTACCAGGCTGACCTCGCGGATGTCGCCGTGCATGACGTCCTTGTTCGGCGTCTGCCGGAGCCCATTGGCATAGATGGAGAGGGACACAATGTCCCCGTGCTGCACCAGCTCCTTGGCCGCTTTGCCGCTCTCACTCTCGTTGAACGTGCAGTATGCATAGACGCCGTCCTTGCGGTTCTCCAAGAGGGCGTGGCCCAGGATGTTGGTGGGTTCGTTGTGCTGGTGGTTCCAAACAAGAGGAACCGTCTTCCCGTCGCAGTGCTCGAATGCGTTGTGGCGAATGGTTCGCCCATCAGCGCAGACAAGATCGTTTCGGGTAGCCCAGCCACTAAAGTCAAACTTCAGATCCATTTTGAACATTTCCTCCTTCGGATTCAGATGGTGGCTGTTCGCCCTCCCCTTTCGGGGCGCTTAGGTTACTGTTCCGGAGCTCGTCCGCCTTGGGGTCCTTCGACGGCTTCATACCGATCTTCTGCCGGATCTCGTTGGAGGTCATGATCTCGTTGCGAGTCATCTTGTCGGCAATTTCGGCGATGTCGTTGATGGGCACCAGCCTGAACGGGTCTCTGAAGAACAGGATCGACTGCTTCTGTGACCGAGCAGTTTTGGTGAGGAATTTCCTCTTCATTTCGTCAACAATGGCGGACAGGATGGGTTCGATGGTCCGGTTGTCGTAGTTCAGCTTCGTCCGGTCATCAGCAGTGCCGTCCAATATCCCCTGGGTGATTCCCAACTGGCTGTAAAGCATACTCGTCAGGTATTCGATCTGGGACATCAGATTGTTGTCGATGGGCCGGTTCAGCTGCACCACATGCTCCGTGCCGTCGGTGTAAGCGACGCCATACTTGGAGCCGGACAACTGTTCCTCAATATCTCTACGGCGTTTTTCCGCCTGTTGACGTCTCGCTTCCGTCTTGATGACGTAGGGGAGCTGGATGATCAGATTGAGCTTTCCGGAGCCGCTCTGTTCGTCGATGGCGTCCAGAATGTTCAGCTTCCGGATCAGCCGCTGCATGGTGGAGTTGGGCTCGTTCATGATTGCGAAGAACGGGTTCTCCACCAGTGCCACCGTGCTCTTTGGCAGGATAATGTCCTGCTTTTCACCCCGCTGCTCGTTATAGACCCGCAGCTTTACGTGCTGTGGATACCATTCCAGGACCTTGCCGACCCGCAGCTTCTCGATTTTGTAGGAGCCGTTTTCCGGGTCGATATCGGTGTCCGTGGGCACGATGGCCACGCAGCCCTCGTCCAGCATGGACATGACCACGTCTTGGATAAAGGCCCGTCCGGTCTGGTCCAGATTCGCCTCCAGGGACAAGCAGGAATTCAGCGAGGAGTCGATCACCTCGGTAAACCGCCCGTCCTCATCCAGCCTCGCGTGCTGGATGGCGATGGAGGACGCGTCCAGCGCGATCCGGTTGTAGACCGATGTGATGATGGACCGCTCATTGCCCCGGCTGAAAATGGGCCGGTCCGGACGGTAGGAGGAGCTTGGGCCAAGCGGGTATCGGAACCCAAAGGTTTCGTTACCCAAAAAAGCGTTCCAGGCATGTTTCAGCCTGGAACCAAATGCAATTTCCATAATCTCTCACCTCCAGTCCGCGCTTGATGAAATTATGTCGTTGCTCTGTGTGTTGAATTTTGGGCATAAAAAATCCGCAGACCCGGTTAAGAGTCTGCGGCATGGTCCATGGGATTACAGTTTCTTCATGTCTCCAGGACTGAGGTTGCTTCTCATGGGGTTGGTCCCATAAATCTGTCCATCGTCTGTGACGAGATACTGGGCAGGGGCTGTCAGTCCCGCTGTGATAGACTGGGTGTTAAGAACGATGCCATTCGGCTTGTCCCAATACCCGACAACCGCCTTATCGGGGAACTGCTTTGCGAAAATAACAATGGCTTCCTTTACGGTCATGTTTATCCTCCCTCTTTACGTCTTTTTAGGTCGTTCAACCGCGGCCAAGGCATAGGTGGTTGGCTCGCAATTATCAAGGCGGTTATATGTGATGGTTTTCAGATTGACAAAGTCCATGAACGATCTGGTTTTCGACGGAGATTGAGTAATCTCTTCTCCGCTCTGACCGTCATAGATTCGAGTTCTGCCGCCCTCATTCTTCCAGAAAAGACTATGCTTCCCCCCGAGTTTCCAAGCCACGGTCAGATTGCCATAGGACCCGTCGCCGGTCTGCGAAAGCGTATCGAGAACGGCTTGCCCCGACTTTTTCCTTCCCATTTTGACCTCAGGGGAATTGAAAGTGGCTTTGAAAAAGTCATCAGAAAAGAATCCATCACTGACTTTTGTCGCCTGCACGTCATATCCCTTCTCTCGAAGGGCCATGGCGGTTGTGCAGAAGGTGCAATTCATGGTGGTGCCCAAATCAGGATAATCCGGATTGGTTACTTTGACGCTCTCTTCCGCTTTCATCTTCCGGGGGAGGCGGGGGCACTCGTCAAAGTCTTTAATATCCTTCTCCCGGTTGAGCCTATCCAGCTCTTTCATCCGGCCTTTCCGCAGCATTCGGTTTTGTACCGCTTTCACGGCGAGAACAGCGGCAAATGCGGAAACATATGTAACCGCCTGGATTGCGAGATCTTCATTTACAGAACCGGTCAATTCGGAAACCTTTTTGGAACCCACACTCTTCAGAAAAGAATCAACCCCGTCCTGCTGGTTCTGACTATACCGTTCTTTTCCGGCTTTTGTCAATGTACCATCCTTGTTCTGGTAACGACGTACGCCCCATTTCATACCCTTGACGCCGTAGTGCATCAGGTATTCTTGGGGAGAAAAAGGTTTGTCGTAAGGACCCATACTTTTCCTCCTTCGCTTAGTGGGCGTAGTACGCTCTCAGCCGTTTGTTCTCCCTGCTCGTCTTTGCCGCCAGTAAACCATTGACAATCGTTCCGCCGATCGCGATGGTCGATGCGGCAATATTGGCAACCTCCTGGTTGTTCAGTTGGTTCGCGAGAAGTCTGGACACCACGGTGCTTCCAGCAATGATAACGCCCTCGGCCAAATAGGTCGCTTGGGTGTTTCCCGAAATAGTTTTTCCACTCTGGTAAAGCTTCTTTCCTTCATCGGCCAGTTTGTCGGTTTTCAGCTTTTCATAAGCGTTTTCCATTTTACGCTTCTCGGTCTTAACAGCGCTCTTGGCATCCTTGACCTGCTGACGGGTAGCTTGACCGGATTTGTAGGCGGCCCTGGTTTCGTCTGCTTTCGACTTAGCGGTTTCGTAGTCCGACTCCGCTTTGCGATACCGTTCCAGACCCTTGCGGGTGTAAGAACCGTCGTAGTTCTGGTAGCGTCTTACGCCCCATTTCATACCCTTGACACCGTAGTGCATCAGGTACTCCTGCGGGGAGAGAGGCTTTTCATAGGGCTTCATAGTACCCCCCC